AGGCCGAAAGTGGCTCTGAACAGCACTTATACTGTATGTGATGAAGGTCACATAAATAAAACGGGAAATGCTCTTAATTTCCTGCCTTATATACAGTAGGGGAGCAAAGCGGGGAATACTTTGCGACCCGTACGGTTGGCCTCTTGCGAGGCCCCTAGGCCGAGTACTGACCTACCCCTCAGTTCGCTGTGGCTCCTTCGGGCGCTAAGCCCGACGCTAGCGGCGCTATTTAGTCGGGTGGGGTCTATCTAAATATTAGATCCGATAAATTACTCAGCCCGATAATAAAATCAATTCCGGCCAGTTCGGAAACTTAGGAGTCCAATGGCTGACAACTCGGCAGATATCGCCAAGAGAATTATCCTCGGCGCTGTCGCAGAAGGTATGACCATTGAGGCAGCTACTGCCTCCGCTGGCAAGTCCATTAAGACTTATGAGTATTACCGTCGCACAGATAAGATATTTGCAGATAAGGTAGATCGAACCCGTCTAGGTCTCAAGGATAAGCAGTTCGCCTCCGGCGATGTACACGACCTAACCTTTGCAGAGTTCCGGCAACGTTTCCTGCATAGCCGCACTTTTGCTCACCAGCAGAATATCGTAGATGTAATCGAAGGCCGAGAGCCTGGGTGGTTGCACCCCTCTATGAAGTTTGAGCCAGGACTTGCGGCCAACCGCGTCCTGATAAATATCCCGCCCAACCACGCTAAGTCCATCACAATCACTGTGGACTACGTCACTTGGCAGGTATGTAGGAATCCTAACTTTCGAGTACTGATTGTATCCCAAACGCAGCAGTTAGCTGCCGACTTTCTCTACGCCATCAAGCAACGTCTGACGCATCCAATGTATCAAGATCTACAGACCGCCTATGCTGCTGGCGTAGGGTTTAACTCTAAGTCTGCCTCGTGGCAGGCAACCCGTGTTACCTTCGGTGATGAACTCCGTGAGTCATCTGAAAAGGACCCAAACATCGAAGCCGTTGGTATCGGTGGTCAGATCTACGGTAAGCGTGCCGATATGATTATTGTAGACGACGCGGTGACCTTAAAGAACGCCAATGAGTTTGAGAAGCAGATCCGCTGGTTAACCCAGGATGTGCGATCCCGTTTGAACCCTACGGGTAAATTGATTATTATCGGAACTCGTGTAGCCTCGGTAGATCTATACCGCGAGCTACGCTCAGAGGACCGCTACCCAGGTGGCCAAGTTCCTTGGAAGTATCTAGCGATGCCGGCCCTGCTTGAAGCAGATGAAGACCCCGACAAGTGGGTTACGCTATGGCCAGCATCCGATGCTCCATTTGATGGACAATTAGAATCTGACAAGAACGAGGACGGCCTATACCCTCGCTGGTCAGGACGTAACCTTTACAACGAACGCCAGGCGATGGATGCAAGCACCTGGGCTTTAGTATATCAACAACAGGACGTTTCTGAAAACGCTGCCTTCGATCCCGTCTGTGTTAAAGGATCTATTGACGGTATGCGTAAGGCAGGCAACTTAGTTGCAGGTCACCCAGGCCATCCTAGAGACTTAAACGGCTTTACTTATATCTGTGGACTAGATCCTGCAATGATCGGTGATACTGCAGCTATCTGCTATGCCATTGACCGATCAACGAGCAAGAGGTACATAGTAGATGCTATTAAGATTAGCCGCCCGTCTCCAGCCGATATCCGTAATCTTATTTTTGATTGGACATCCCTCTACTCCCCCTCAGAGTGGATCGTCGAAAAGAACGCCTTCCAATCCTTCCTAACGCAGGATGAAGGCATCCGTATGCACTTAGCATCACGCGGAGTGCAATTTAAGGAACACCATACTGGTTCTAACAAGTGGGATGCCGGCTTCGGTGTAGCTTCTATGTCTACCCTCTTTGGTACTAAGCAGTTTGATGGTAAGCACCATCGAGATAACTTAATACATCTGCCATCAGATCAGACCGAAAATATCAAGGCTCTGATTGAGCAGTTAATTACCTGGACTCCAACGACTAAGGGTAAGACCGATATGGTTATGGCTCTCTGGTTCTGTGAGATCCGAGCACGTGAGATGCTCAACTACGGAAAGTATGCCACCCACCATATGAAGAATCCATTCCTATCTCGCCAAGAGCTAGGCAAGCGAACAGTCATCAACTTGGAAGAAGCGTTCGCAGAACAAAACAAAATGAGAGTAATCTAAGGAGATAGAGAAATGGCACCAAAACCAAAGAAGGCAGGAAGATATCCTGGTCCAGGATATGATGAAACAGGTCCAGGAGTTCCAAAGTATAACCCAAAGATTAAAGATAAGCCTACTAAGGGCGAAACAGAACGTGGCAAGATGGCTAAAGCGGCAATCGCTAAGCGAAATCAAGAGAAGAGTCGCCAGTACTCACCAGCACCTATGAGTGCTGCTGCTAAGAAGAAGGCTGCTCGCGCAGGACAAAAGACTCAAGCAGTTATTGGCATTAAGAAGGATGTTAGAAAGATTGCTGGCGCTGCTGGTAAAGCAGTTGGTTTTGCTACAAAAGCCGCAATGGCTCCATCGGAATTACTTATTAAAGGTGCTAAGGCTGGTGCTAAGGCTCTTGCTAAAGAAGTTCGTGGTCCAAAGCGTGGAGTTGCAAAAGGCGATCCATTAAAAAATCTTAAGAATATTAAAAAAGCTAAGAAGAAGTAATTTTACCAACCAAGGAGAATAAAGATGGCACCAAAGAAATTAAGTAAGCCAAAGGGAGCCTTCCCTAAAGTTGGCGGTGTTGGTGGAGTTAAGTTTACCGGCAGAACAAACGCTGACAAGTTTGAGAACTTTTTTGTAAGCACTGACGAAACAACAGAGACACGTAAGGATAGATTTGAAAATCCTTCTCGTCTTTATGCAGCAGCTCGTAAGTTAGGTATTCCTGAAAAGGCTATCAAAAAGCAAATTGATGAAATGGCAAAGTACCAAGCAAAGTATGGTGCTGCCGCTGAGAAGAGATCTTCTAAGATGGATATGGAAGATATGATGCGACGCTCTAAGGCTAATGCTGCTGCTAAGAAAAAGGCTGTAGTAAAGAAAACAGTATCTAGCAAGACAACAAAGAAAACAGTTGCTAAGCCTGCAAAGAAGAAGTAAATAGTTTTACCCCACGTTATTAGGAGTTCCATTGTTATCAGTCAAAGAAGTTGACGCGAAGTTATCGCGCCTGCGTACGCGCTCAGCAGCGCGTGACCAGCGTATGCGCGATGTGCTTTCGGTACGTCAAGGAGATATCTCCAAGGTATTTCCTTCGATGTTCTCAGAGGATTATCCAAAGCCTCTCGTTGCCAACTTTATTGACGTAGCAGCCCGTGACCTAGCAGAAGCAATGGCGCCACTGCCATCCTTTAACTGTTCAGCAACCAATATGGTTTCTGATGCAGCACGTAAGGGTGCAGATACTCGCACACGTATTGCCAACTTCTATGTCTCAAACTCTGATCTACAGCTCCAGATGTATACCGCAGCCGATTGGTATAACACCTACGGTATATGTGTTGGTATGGTTGAGATGGATTACGATGACAATAATCCTCGTATCCGTATGCTTAACCCATTTGGTGTTTATCCAGAACTAGATCGTTATGGCAGAACTCTATCTGTTACTCAGGTTATTGTTACCGATGCTGAATCGCTTGCATCACAGTATCCAGAGTTTTACGATCAGATCCTAGGTCGAAACCAGTATCAGTTATCTTCTCCTTATGTATCAATGGTTCGATATCACGACAAAGATCAAGATTTGCTATATCTTCCTGAGCGCAAAAATTTAGTTCTATCTTCAACGCCAAACATTCTTGGCAAGTGTATGGCACGTACCGTTATGCGTTCCTCCTTAGATGGCGAAGCACGTGGTCAGTTTGATGATGTACTCTCAGTCCAACTGGCCCGTGCTCGCTTTGCTATCTTGCAGATCCAAGCTGCTGAAAAATCTATCCAAGCACCTATTGCTATCCCACAAGATGTGCAAGAGTTGGCACTTGGACCGGATGCAATTATGCGTTCTGCCAATCCACAAGGCATTCGTCGTGTACCGCTAGAATTACCACCTGGAGTCTTTACAGAGTCCGGCGTTCTTGAGCGTGAACTACGTCTTGGTGCTCGTTACCCAGAATCACGTTCTGGTGAAATTAACGCATCTGTTGTTACAGGTCGTGGAGTTCAAGCTCTACAGGCTGGTTTTGATACACAGATCAAGGCAGCACAGGCACAGTTTGCTCGACTATTTACAGAACTTGTATCTCTTTGCTTTGAAGCAGACGAGAAGGTATTTGGCGGTATCCCTAAGACTATTAAGGGATCTGATGATGGAACACCTTATGTACTCAAGTACATTCCATCACGCGATATTAAGGGTGAGTATGGCGTAGATGTACGCTACGGAATTATGTCTGGTATGGATCCTAACCGTGCCATCATTGCTTTGTTACAAATGCGTTCAGATAAACTCGTATCACGCGACTATGTACGCCGTGAGATCCCAATGGATCTTAACGTTACGCAGGAGGAACAACGTGTTGACATTGAAGAAATGCGCGATTCTTTGCGGGTTGCTCTTGCTCAGTATGCACAGGCGATACCGTCACTCGCGGCGCAAGGACAAGACCCTTCAGCGATTATCAGCCGTATCGCAACTGTTATCCAAGGTCGCCAAAAGGGACAAGCCCTAGAAAACATTATCGAAAAAGCGTTTACACCAGAAGCGCCACCAGCACCAAGCCCAGAGATGCCACCTATGGCACCAGGTATGGAGCAACAGATTCCAGCAGCAGGTGCGGCCCCCGCCCCTGCCTCGCAGCAACCTCCACAAACACAAGCTGGTTCGGCCCCTGCTGCTGGTCAACGTCCAGATATAGCACAACTACTCGCTGGTATCACCGGCGCAGCATAAGTGAGGGAGGTGTAAATATGAATAAAGGATCACGCGCAGCAGCGCCAATGTCAAAGCCAGTTGAAGGCAAGAAGGATACCTCCAAGCCAGCAGGTGGCAAGGTAGTACCATCAATGATGCCAGCAGGCCGCAAGGGAACATCAGTAAAAAAGGGTTAATTATTTTGATGGAAGGTGTATAGGGCGATGGATAATAACAGAATACGTCGTCCTATACGCTCTTCCGATTTTGTAGTAATAGTTGCAGAAGCTGCATATAACTTTACACAGGTTGTATCAGGATTCTTTGAATCATTATATGAATTAAGCATTTACCATTCTAACCATAAGACTGAAACTAATCAGGCTTGGGAAAAGATGGCGCAAGACTTAGAGACTTTAGAGGAGGACCGATGACAACAGCACCAATGAATCCATTGGCTGGTCCAGCAGGTCCTGGCAAATATGCCACGCGTACAGATAATCTACAAATGGGTTCCATCGCTTACGGTGAAGGCGTAGAGACAGCCGATATTAAATCCGGCGCTCCGCTTGCAAAGACTGCCGATGCAGTCTCAGAACCAACAGGAAGACTACGTAAAGAACCTGCTCCTGTCACAGGACTATATGCACCAACAGAACGTCCAGAAGAACCAATCACATCAGGTATTGATATGGGTGAAGGGCCTGGATCTAGCGCACTTATGATGCAATCAAAGTTTGCAGAACGTAAACTATCAGACATCCTTGCTGAAATGATCCCTTTTGATAATACAGGTGAAGTTGCTATCCTTTATCAGAACGCTCTAGCGCGAGGTAACTAATGGCTGATAATATTTCATCAGCAGCCTACGCAGCTAAGTTAGCGGCAGAAGATAAGAAAAAACTTGAGGCATATAACAAGTCACTTAAAGCCCATAAAGAACTTACTTCTCTACCACCTGATTTAGCCCAACAGCAATTTGCTAAATATACACCCGCACAGCAGGCTTCTCTTAAGCAGCAGTATGGCAATGAAGATCCAGTTGAAAAGCCAGATGAAGGTTGGTTATCTACTGCTTGGAACTACACAGGCGGAGCTGTAGTTGATCTGTTAGGTAAAGGTCTTGCGGGACTTCAAAACGTATCAGATTTTAGTACACGCCTTGCTCGTACTGTTTTAGTCGCAGGAGATCAACAAGTAGATCTTAACGAGGCTTGGGATATAGCCAACGATAAGGGTGACAAAGTATTTAGCCCAGGTCGAATTGAACGTGCCAAAGAACTATTTGATCCTAATGCAGTTACTGTCGCTATGCGTATTGCATCAGGTGAAGATCAAGGTAAGATTATTGCTGAGGCTACACCGGAACAACTCAAGTATCTTAAGCTGCACGATAAAACTCAAGGTACCAAAGAAGAGCAAGATCTATTTCAGGATACAATGGATGCAGTTAATGCAGCCAAATATTCACCTGGTCGTTTTATAGCAAATCTATTTACTCCTGAAAAGTACGAAGGATCTGGATTTTTCTATAAGATGGTATCAGGTGCAGTAGATGCTGCATATCGTGTATTTGCTGATCCACTTATTGTTGCTGGTAAAGCAAAAAAATTATATGACATTAGTAAGTATTCTGTAGAAGTTATTGCAGGTAGCGCCATACGTGATGGTGTTGCATTTGGAAAGTACTTCGATCAGCCTAAGACTGCTGCATTTTGGAATGATTATGGTTCTAAATTAAAAGCCTATCGTCAAGCAGATGAAGCAGGAGATACTGTAACTAAGGCTCGTCTTGTTGAAGAGATGAAGATTCTTGCACCTGAGTTCGGTCCAGCAGTTATTCAGACATTTAATAAGGCAGCAGAACCTGTTGAAGATATTCTTACGGCCAAGGCATTCTTCCTTAATGCCAAGCAACTTGATGAGATGATTACGGGTGCTGGTGGTCGTCGCCGCATTATTGCTCCACGTATGACTCCTGGCCGCAAGGCAAGAGTTGCCACCTTAACTACTGTTAATAAAGTTTTTAATATTGATAAAGTAGGACCTGCTCTTGTTAACGCATCATTCTTTGGAGAAGATGCAACAGATGTTGGTATTTACAAGGCCGTCACAGAAGGTGGCGATGAAATAGTAGAAGCAATGAACGCTATTAAAACAACCAAGAAGGTTGGCGTAGCGCGTTTTTCTACAGCAGATATCGGTGTACGCATTGACCGATTTAAGCAACGCTTTGCTATTGCCCCTATGTTCAAGGATGACCAGTTTGATCTTCTCGATCCCAAGGCTCCAGAGTATATCTATCGTTTAGCACGTTTAGTATTTCCACAGCGTGAGGCTAAATTAGCAGCAGAAGTATTTCGTGGCCTTGACGAAGTAGGACAACGCAAAGATTTCTTTAATGGCATTATGGCCAACATAACTGATGTTCGTGGCATTAACACAACTGAACCTACTCAAAGCGTAGGCCGTACTATGGCCGGCAAGGGTAGAGCTATGTTTGACAACACTGGTGAT